GTCTTCAGCACACCGCTTGACCGAAGCTCGCCGCTGCCGACGAGACCTGGTGCGTACCGGCTCAGAACCGATCCGGCCAGGCCGGCGCCTGCCGCAGCAGCCCCGCCAAGGGCGCCGATGGCCGCCCCAGCAGCAATCCCGACAAGCGGGCCCGCCTTTGATGCGACCCCAGCCCACCCGTCAGGAATACTTTCACTGGCAAGCATCGCCTTGATGGGGTTGTCAGACAGCGCAACTGTCATGGTGAGCCGCAGGGGTCGAGTTACAGCGTGATCATTACCAATAGCGCCCGACTCTAACGGGTACTCCGTAACGTCGGTGATCATCTCACTGGACTCTTCCAACAGCGCATCGAAGAACAGGCCATTAATCGACGGCCTGCTTTTACTGAAAATGCCGACGAGTGACATGAGTGCTCCTATTTGACGTTGCTGGGGAAGTCGTCCATGCCAATCTGCACAGCGCTGGCGATCCGCTCGTCAACTACCCGCCGAACGGCAGCCTCGGTGGCGGCCGGGTCAGTCGAGCCTCGGGCGTCGATGGCGTAGTAGTTGGTAGGCCCGGACTTGGGCTGGCCTTGTTGCGGCGAAAACTCCGGAGCGCCTCTGCTGGCCTGGGCGAGAATCGAAGGGACATAGCCCTGGGATTCTTCTGGCATTGCTGACAGCCAGTTATCGCCATGCAGGGATACCGCCTTCTGAACAGTTCCGGCTCCAGCGTTATATGCCGCCAGCGCCTTCTGAACGTCCCCATCAAAGGTTTGCAGCATCGCGGACAGATACTCTTTTCCGAACCGCAGGTACTCGCCTTCGGAATCGTCTTGCAGGGGCTGTATGCCGTAGCCAGGATCTCTTCCGGTCTCAGGCATGATCTGTGTGATACCGAGCGCGCCGGCTCTGGACCGCAGCAGGCTCCCGTCCGCGTTGCGGTGACGGCCGCCCGACTCCTGATTGATGAGCGCGGCGAACAGCGCGTCCTCTCTATCTCGGATGCTGCCTACCGCGTCATCGAACGCCTTGGTCTCAGGGCTGTCAGGTATCGACCCAGTGACTCTCCCGTCTTTCCCCCGGGCTGGCGTGCCCGATGCTGCAGGGGCTTTTGGCGAATCTCCGCCAAGCTCGCCAATCGGCGTAAACAGCCAGTCAGGGAGCCGTATACCTGTCGCCTCCTCAAGGTCGTCTGCCGTCCAGTTCCACATGGACAGAGCGCCGCCGATAATTCCGGCCTTCGCTACCGTGCTAACCGTTCCTCCCGCCCCGCCCAATGCCGATACGCCTTTCTGGCCTAGCTGAGCGGCGACCAGCAGCCCTATCCCTGTTGCCGTTGCCTGCAGGTATGGCATGGCCTCTTTTAGAAAGGCTTCGATCTCGGACCGATTCTCCACGGAGAAGCCGACCGCGCCTTCAATGATGCGCGTCATGCCCGGCAGAAGCTCTCCGGCAATCGCATTCTTGAAGCCGTCCATTGTCTGGATCAGCTCGCCCGTGGCCGCCATGAACGCCTCGGCATTAGCCAGCAGCTCGTCAGTGGGTATGCCGCCCAGTTCATCAGCACGCTGGAAGTTGCTCTGCATGCCTTGACGGTCAGACAGAAGTCGGAATGCCTTGTCGCCAATCCCCAGCGACTCGGCAATCTGCCGGCGCTGATCCAGCTGCATGGATGACAGGCCTTGAGACAGGAACTCAATTACCTGCTCAGGGCTCATGCGCTCCTGCTCTATGCGCTGGGGATTGAAGCCGGCGGCGGTGAATGCCCGGTCTGCCAGCTCGCCCCACTGCGCACTATCACGCAGCGAGTTGGTCAGCTCAATTAGGCCCAGGGCGTCAGCATCGCCTCCCCCCACCTGCCTCATGGCGTAGCCGAGCTTTGAAGCATACTGCGCAGTAACACCCGCAGTGCGCGACCACTTGGCCAGCTCATCAGCGGACTTGGCAACGTCTGCCGACATTTTGACCATGCCGCCGAACGCAGCGACAATGCCCGCGCCCGTTGCGATGGCTGCCGACCTTACGCCGTCAAGCTGGGTCTTTGCGTCCCGGAAGTCCTTGGCGTCGGTTTGCAGGCCGAGCTTTACCAGCAGTTCGTCTATCACCTCGGCCATAACAGCTCCTAAATCTCAGGCATAAAAAAGCCCCGCTGAGTAGCAGGGCTTAGGGCGATCAAAGATCGCTATGTTTGCGGTAGCGGCTTGTCCTTCAATAACGCCCAGACCAGCGCCGCGCCCCAGCCTATAACCGTCCAGCCGAGAACGATGTTTAGGCCAGCAATTGCCAGCCGGTTGTGCTTCTCACGCTTCACGGCAATGACCGTCGGGACAAAATAAAGCATTACGCCGATGATCATCAGCAGCATTTGAAACAGGCTCACTTATCACCCCCATCCATAGGCGGCAACTTGGCAGTATTCCAAGGCCGCATGTAGTCATCGAGAAAGCCAAGGCCGACCACTTCATCCCAGAACAGGCTTGACTCGTCGTGTGCGTAGCGCTGCAACGATGAGCCGTTGGAGATAAGCGGCGTCTCGCGGCAAGGTATACCATCGCTCATGCGCAGCGTTTGACAGCGTGCGTGCAATGTCTGCCCCTTGTCGTCGATAACCTCAAAGGTGATGCGTAGCTTCTTGTTCATAGCGCCTCGATGTTGAGGCCTAAGCGTAACGCATGACGTGGCGCTGTGCTACTTCGCGGATTCAAGTTGATGCTCGATCTCGTCCATGACGCAATGCATTTCTTGCACGTCCAGCAGGTCATAGGTGCCGTCAGTCATATCCGACCATTTAGCAAGCGGCGGGCATGACTGGCCGAGACCGACGCAGGGACGCCAGAGGAACCAATCTACATGTGGATTTAGTGGCTCGGCTCCGTCGCGACTTCTGCGGTTGCTTTTCGGAGCTGCCAGAAAGGGGCGAGGTTTTCGACTAGCGCCCTCCCGACCAGCAGATAGAAGTCCTGCGGATTGTCCTGAAACAGATTCTCGCCTACAGGCACCTTGTCGGCGCTGCGCACGATCAGATCCTCCCGGCCCGACATGAAGCAGAGCTTGCGCAATGCCGCAAAGTCATCAGGGTGAATCTGCGTCAGCGCGACCACAAGGGCCATGTCCGACGCTTCGGATTGCAGGGAGACGATCAGGCCGGTACGCCCTGCGATGTGCAGCATCTCGATCTGCGACTTGGCCGGGGCCGTGGAGCCTTTGAACTCAACGTCGCCGGCTTGGATAGTGAATGAGCGGGCCATTAGGTCTCCTCGCTGTCTGCGAACTCAAAGATAAACGAGCAGTCGCTTACCGAAGACTTGCCCGCGCGGCCCATGGTCCCGCGGGTGATGAGCACGCCATCAAAGCCGATCACCGTTTCCAGCGTGCCGGATTGGCGGAAGCTGAATGTCGCGTCCACACCTGACTTCTCGGCGGCCAGGATCTGGCGCACCTGATCGGATCCGGGCATCAGATTGATGGTCAGTCGCTTGGGGCGGGTCATGCTGTCCAGCCGCACAGAGGTGCCACCGATGCCGCGCTTCAGTGTTGAGCGCTGGTCGATGTCTTCAATGGTGATTGCTGGGTCGGTGTCGCCGAACTGATCCAGGGGGATGCCGAAGACGGTCAGGTTGGCGCCTTCCGCGCCGTAACGATGCATTGCCATAATCGGTATTCCTTATTGAACGTTGACGGTGAGCTCGGCGACGTGGCCGGCACGTGCGAGAACCACAAAGATGGTAGTGACGGGGTACTGGCGGGCGCGCTTCTGAGCTGTTGTCAGACCCAGCACATCTTCCGGCTTTGACATAATCACGAAGCCGTACTCGGCCACCTTGGTGACGCCATCCAGCGGGTCGATATAAGTGCCTTCGCCCAGCACGCCGTTGTCATAGAACATCTTGCAGGTCTGGCCCAGTACATCCAGGAGACCGGCATAGCCGCGCGGATCGAGCGCCCGCTTGGTGCCTGCGTTGGCGATGTAGTTGTAGCCATCGACCTGCAGGTAGTTCTTCAGCACGTCCAGGTTGATCACGTCGTCGATGAACTCGCCGAAGCTGGACATTGACTTCGAGTTGATCACTCGGCTGTTATCGACACTGCCTTGCAGCTCGATCTGCGTGAAGAAAACGCCATTCTTGGCGGTCAGTGCGTTGTAACCACTGGTTGGCAAGTCGTCGCCCATGACGCCCGGAAGAACTTGATACTCACCGGTGATGGCGGTGCGCTGGCCGCCCGGCCGGAACTTGTGGAAGGCCGCTGCAAGCTGGCACATGGCGTACGCTTGCGTCGGGTCGGTCGCTACCTGGCCGCTCGACTTGAAGCCGGCGAACATATGGCGATTACCCTTGGCCTGCAGCACAGACATGATGTCAGTGCCGGACTGCGGATCGAGGATGCCAGCATCGCTGAAGGTTGCCCATATAGCGCGGCTGTTCGCATCACCCCAATCACCCACCGCCAGCGCATTCGCTTCGGTGAGGTCGGACAGCTTGAGGAACTGGTGATAGCGCCAGGCTTCGTCGGCCGCCTTGTTGAGCGTGTCGACGATGCCGGTGTCAAGCGGGTCTTTCATCCACACGCTGATTTGCGGCGGCTTCGGAATCTGCGCGAAGTAGCGAGTCGCGATGTGGTAGATGGGGCTATCGGTGGCGAAGTCCTCGGCCACTTCGGAAGTGGTGGCATAGTCGCGGTATGTGTTCACGTCAAAGGTGACGAGCGACGCAAGGTCAGCCGCGTCTGCAAACACAAAAGCGCTGGAAAAGTTCGCGTAGCCAATCCCTGACGGGCTGATTATCACGTTAACCGGTATGATATTTGATACTGGATAGGCCATTGTCAGGCTCCGTTTAGCAGGTTGCCGCGCTCATCGCGGATTTCTAGCGTGAATCCCGCAGCACGCAGGACTGGGTACGAGACGGATGCCTCGATGAATAAGTGAATGTCTGACTGATAGCGCGGCTGCAATCCGGCCTGATGCAATCCGGTCAGGTTTCGGCTGTCGCTGACGTAGCGCCACGCGATTTTGTTGGCGAACAGATAGTCACGCACCGGGGCGCGAAAGTTCGCGTTGTGCAGCCTCATGGCCGCCGTCGCAGCGCCCTCGTTGAGAATGTTTACGCTCAGCATGAACTGCATGCTTGTGCAGACCGTTTCCTCAAAGTCTGTCCAGTCCTCAAGGTCGGTCGGCTCGGTTGCAGATACGTCTACGCGCTTGCGCCTGACATGCCCGTATGCACGCACAGGGATAGGCAGATAGGTTGCATAGAGACCGGTCGGTGCCGGCCCTGCTTGATCGGCAAGAATCACCGTATCAACGCCCGCCGCCAGCTTGACCATGTTCTGAAAGACCGGGTAAAGCTCTTCGATGCTTTCCATCATGGCCCCCGGTAGCGTTCGACGACCGCCCGGCAGAAGTTGCGCCAGGGCCGGTTATCGCACTGCATGACGCGCCATTTACGCATCGCTAGGCCGTCGCTGAACTCCAGCAGGTCGGCAAACTTGCCGTTGTCGTCCGGGTATAGGTACGTCACGCCATCGTTGATATGAATGACGCGGGCATCCTGCGGGTTAGCGGTGCCGCCCATGCCAGTGAGGATCTGCATGGTCTTCAGTCCGGCAGGCTGGACGTTCACGCGCCGGATCTGGACAGGCTCCGGCGTTACGCCGTCCTCCCAGGTTCCGCCCGGCCCGGTATAGCCGCCGCCAGTGCCCGGCTTGTGCAGCCAGACGCCGCCCTCGATGGGGCTGTGAAAATCACCGCTGACGTGATCCTGCATACTCAAAGCCATGATCAGTCCTCGACGATGTGGGTGATGGATTGCCAAAGCTGGCCGGTGTCGATTAGCGGTGTAGCTGAGCCCTTGCGCTTGACCGTTGCCTCGGAGTTGCCCGGCGCAATGCCTGCCTGTATCGCTTCCCGGCTCACGCTCGCGCCCTTCATGCCGATCTGATCCATAGCCTGATGCATGGTCAGCTCACCCTTGACCACCTTCGCCATCTGAGCGCGAAACATGGCCTTGAATAGATCGGTGTTCTGGCGCAATGGCACGCGGAGGAATGACCGCTCGTGAATTCTGCCGTCTGCCGATCCGAACTCATGCACCGCCGCGATAACCGCTATCGGTGCGCCGTCTTCGTAGCTGCCAGTACCAGCAGGCACGCCCACTAGAACGCCTGAATTCTTCTGCACGCGCTCCATGATCTGGCGCAACCGCGTGCCCAGCTTGTCGCCGCCTGATACAGACGTTTGCAGTTTCATGGCTAGACCATTAACGCGCCGGCTCCGGCACGCTTGCGCAGTCTCAGGAACTCCAGGCCGTATACCGTCAGCATCAGGTCGCCGTTATTGATCTGCTCGATCATCGTTGGCGTTGGCACGGCATACGAAACGGATTCATCAGCTACCGATTTGCTCGATATGGCATAAGGCGTCGAGGTCATACCGCCACCATTGGCGACAGAGCGGCGCAGGGAGCCCATAGCAAGGCGATGCGCGGCAAAGGCGAACATTCCCCGCAGCTTGATCGAGCGAGGCTTATACGCGCCCCAGCGAGCGCCTGTTTCGTCGTCGGCTTCTTCGAGTGAGCGGATAACGTCAGCGTCGGCCCATGTGTCGGTGTCGGCAAACTCGGTGTAATAGGTGCGGAACGCCTGCACAATCTCGTTTGTAATGTCCATGGCGGCTCCGTAGGCATAAAAAACCCCGCACACTGGCAGGGCTGTATTGAATAGGTGCCCCATTTCAGGGGCGATGCGTCAGCGCTTGCGGCGCGTCGGCTTTGTTTCTTGCGACTCCACCTTTTCAGGCTCAGCCTTGACCGGCTCAGGCTCGGACAGCTTCAGCCATCCCGCCTTGACGAACAGGTCATCTTTCCAGTTCTGGCGACCATCCACGTCGACCGATGCGCCGGGGCGAATATCTTTCATCACCCCGGCATCGGTCACGGCCACCAACTGCTTTGACACGTTGGTGAGCGTGGTCATGGTTACACCCCGTCGAAATACGCATGGGCCTTTGGCACCCGGATCTCGGTGCCGCCAGTACGCAGGATGCCGGGGATGAACCACGACAGAGCGCTGTCCTGATAGGCAGCCTGGAAGTTGAAGCCCATCGGCAGATGGAACTTCACGGTCTCTTCCGAGCGGGTGTAAACCATCATGCGGTCAACGCCAGCAGCGCCCGCGCCCTTGAGGCTCAGATCCGGCACGAACTGCACACGACCGCTACGGCCGGAAACGAGGTTCGCTTCCAGGTACTGCAGCAGGGTCATGTTGCCGCCGAACGGCAGGATCGCCGAAGCCAGCGCGTTACGCTGAGCCGGCGGCAGCAGGATGTGCGTCGGCGCGAACGTGGTGTTGGTGTTGGTCACGTAGACCACGTCGATGCGCTGCTGGAAGAACGTCACGACAGCCTGAGCGCCTGCAACGTCAGTCGCACCCGCAACCAGAGCGGCGATGGTGCTGCCGGCAGCGGCCACGCTCACGGTGGAGGTGTTGAACAGGCCCTGATAGCCGGCTTCGGCGTTGCCGAGATAGGCCAGCTTGTTCAGGCCCTGTTCAGCAATGCGCATGGCTGCAGCGGCCTTGTCGGCGCTGAGGTTCATGCCCATCAGGCGGGCCTGGTTGATCTCTTCCAGGCTGTAGCCGTAACCGAGGGCGGCGGTCTGTACCGGGTGAGTACCCAGCTTGTAACCAACGTCCGCGCGGTTGATGTCGTTGCTGTTCGGGCCAACGAAGGCCAGTTCGCCGCGAGCGTCAACCGAGGCAACGGCAACAATAGGCGCCCACTCGGGAGCGCTGGTGTCGACCGGGATCAGCTCGGCATAGGTAACGTCGGGGTACTTGGTCTCGTATACCTTGGTTTCGATGTGCGTCCGCTGACTGATCAGGAACGACATTGCGGCCGCTGGGCCGGCGTCAAAGGTGTTCTGGCGCATTGTGTCGCTCCTTACTTGATTTCGATTTCAGAGACTTCACCGGCAGCACAGCTGCGCAGGAAGCGGGCGCCGGTCAGGGCAACGTTGGTGCCGACGGTGGAAACCAGCTCACCAGTAGCCGGAACCACGTACACCGGAGCGCCGCGGGTCGCGCCATCGGAGACGGTCACGAACATGCGACCCTTCTCCATCACGGACATGGCCTTGTCTTCTGCGTAAACAGATTCGCCGGCAGCGTTGTTCTCGACCGCTTGAGTACGGACGGTCACGCCGATCAGGTCGGCCGATGCAGCGCCGCCGATAACCGCCTGATGGTCGGCAGTGCCGAAGCTGACTGCTACGCCGAACGGAATTGCGCCGCCTTCAGCGTGTTG